ACTGTAGCACTATCTTTTGTTTCTAGTAGTATCATAAACTCGTCATAAGCAGATAGCTTACGCTTGTTACGACTGTTAATGCGGATCATGTTTTGTCCAGCAAGCCAAACTGCATATTCAGTTTTGTTATCAAATCCTGCTTCTTTAACTTGCTCATCAGTAATCATAGCAGTGTCGATATACCAAATAGGAAACTGTGTATAGTTTTGACGCTTCATATTGTGGGTAGTATGGTGACCATCCCATAACATATACTTGTCACCTATCTTAATAGCAGTTGGTACAATTACACAAGTATGATCAAAGTCTTGTTCAATCTTATACAAGTGATTAGGTGCTACATCACGTTGGAAACGTGGCCAAAGGTACAGTTGCGGCCATTGTACATAGGCAAACTTTACAATGCCTGTTGCAGGGTCATATGGATCTGGTGTTGGAATTGGTTTTTTGTTTGGACCTAATGCAATGTCTATTGCAACTGCAATGTCCTCTAGTGGAATAATACCACTGTCGTAGTTTTCTGCCATTGTGCGAGTGTCAATAGCATCGTCTTTTATTTCAAAAACTACTTTAAATTTTTTGAGATATTTGTTAATTTCAATCTGACGATTGTATACTTTAGTTTTCATTTTGTTCTCCAGTTCGCTACTATAATTTTGCGGTTAGTGTATGTAGTGTGTATCGAAATACTAGCTACAGTTATATAATAACATCTTTAAGGTAGATGTCAACCTATTTTTTGAACAAATAGATACCTTCTGACTTATAACTATTTGATGCTTTGTCGTTGCCAACACCCGGTCGGACGTTCAACACCATATCTATTTGCTTTTGATATGTAAACCCTACTTGTTCACTAGTTTGTTTCCATTGTTCAACAATGTTAAATTCTTCTTTGCCGTCTTTGTAGTCTGCAATATTAACAGCATAGATAGCATCTTTAGCAAGAGCTGTGTGTAACATTTCTATTGTAGGAGTAACATAGTTTGCAAACCATTCATCTAAGTTAGCACAACTATTCATACACTGTGTAGATTCGTCAGTATATGTTTCTAAATTAAAGTAAGGCGGACTACTAAATGCGGCATCATAGTATCCTGGCTGCGGTGTAAACTGTTCGCTTGGTAAGTGATGCATTTCGAAACCACTACCTAGTCCTAAACTAGTCATAAGCTCGCCTAGTGCTACTAATCCGTTATATGTTTTAGTGTTAGGCTCTATACCCGTGTAGTGGTACCTTAGATTGCTTGTAAGGGCGCCTAACATGCGTCCTCCGTAGCCTGAACTAAAGTCCAATACGTTACCCATGAACGCTGGACATATGTAATCGTACACAGCTCTAGCGTTCATTGGTTTAAAGTTAGCAATAGTGCCGCCGCTTACTAAGTCTAATGCTCTACGTATGTTTTGAGGTAGTACGCTTTTATCTGTTTCGTCTCTATATTTGTAACAAAAACTTATTGCTCTACGTAAACGAGTATCGTCATAGAATCTTGCTCGCATACTAACCATTTTGTCTTTACGTGTATATGCTTCTTGCATATTAGGAAACCAAAATCTACTAAAGTTTTGTCCTGCTGTAGCACCAACGCCGATCTTACTGTCAACAATATTATGACTCTTTTGCCCTAGTGATTTAAGTTCTTTCTTACAACCTTCTAAACTAAAGTACGTAATAGGGATGATGTTTACTGTTCGATAGATGTCGAACACTTCATCTTCTATTTGTTGTCTTCCTTCTTCACTTGCTACTAACCAACGCTCTTTTGTATAAGACTTTAGTTGTGCTTCTACATGTTCATATCCTGTGTAGACTAGAGACGTAGGTTGTACGCCCCATTCGTTACATATATGATTGTAGTAGGATTCAATACTCATGGCATTTGTGACCACGCTCTACTACCGTAGTCATGCTTCTCACACCAACGTATAAACAATCCTACTTCACGGCCGTGTGCTTCTATCTCCCATGGAAGATCCCAGTAGCTTACTTTTTTAGGATTGTATGTTTTACCAAACCAAGTATCATTTGAAGGGTGTAGTTCTCTACGAGCAAATTGTTTTACGTGTACCATTTCGTGTGCTACTGTTTCTAGTAGTCTACGAAGTGGTTGCGTTTTGTCAATCTCAAGTTCGAACTCTCTGTTAGTGTCAAGCTCTAGGCAATAGCCCATTGCTTTTTTAGGAGTACATAGTTTTACATTAATATCAAGAGTACGCATACGTGGCATAAGAGTTTCAATACAGAACTCTACCAGACTTTCTACGTAGTTTTGTTGATATAGTTTGCCGCCAGTCACTGTGATAAACATATATACGCCTTATTTGCCTAAGTTATGTATATATTATAGCATCTATACCGTAGTTGTCAACCTATAATCTAAAGGTTATTCGACCTTTAGAGAGGTCATATGGGCTCACTTCCACTCGAACCTTGTCGCCAACGATCATTTTTATCTTAAATTGACGCATTTTTCCAGAAGTGTAACATGTAATTTCATACTTGTCTTGCACTAATACCCTAAAAGTATTATTAGGGAGAACTTTTACTATTTCTCCCTCTAATTCTAATAAATCGCTATCCTTCGCCATCTACTTCCTTAGTTGCTTCTTCAAGTATAATTTGACCTTCACTCCAAGATATTTTAAGCTCAGTTCCGGGACCCCAACCTTTTTCATCTAATATCTCTTGTGGTATAGTCATGCTAACATTTTCTGCATCATCGTCGATGTCTTGAAAAATGTCTTCTGCTTTAAATTCCCATTTATTACTCATGTGTTCTCCTGTCATAAATATTTAGCTTTGTGCGTTAGCCCAAACTTCAGCATAGTACCCTTTGCCATTAGTGTCGCCACCGTTGTTGTCAATTTCTTCACCAGCATACTCAACGCCGTCAATAATGTCTTCGCCGTTTGGATATTCATTGATCATAAACTTTAGTTTGTTAACATCAAACTCACCGTTGATTTCAATTGTACCATCAAAGAATGTACCTTTTTCACTGGAGTACATTTGAGCACAGTATGCGCCCATTTCTTTAAACTCGTAACCTTCGCCGCAATCAGACAGTTCGATTTCGTAATCACTATCTTCACCAATTTTGTCAACTAGATCACTTACATCTTGATTTTCGATGATATCATTGATAGTGCTTGCCGAGTAATCTAAGCTACTAACTTCTTCTATGTTCATCCATGCGCTTCCGTATTCTACACCATATTGATGACAAAATTCAGTAGGTGCTTCGTACCACTGATGTTTGTAGTCTTCACCGTCAACAGCAAGAAAGTCTGCTTCTACTGGTACAGCGTCTATATCATCAAACTCGTACTCAGCAGGGTCATCTGTAGTTAGATACTGTATAAAGTCGCCGTCACTGCCGTGTTCTTCTCTAACATCTTTCCAAAACTTGTATGCGTCTTCGCTAATGTTTATGTATGCACCTTCGCCACCATATCCGCTAATAGTAAGTCTATAAAAGCGAGGACCTTTTAGTGCTTCAATTGTTTCTTGTTTTTCTTCTGTTGTTGCCATTTTAGTTCTCCGAATGTATAAGTTGGCGCGGCTGAAGAGATTCGAACTCCTGACTTCTTGGTTCGTAGCCAAGTACTCTATCCAGCTGAGTTACAGCCGCGTAATATAATTTATTATAATTGATTTTGTTAAGTTTGTCAACCACTAGTGATTTCTCTTTCCATCAAAAACACAAACAAAATATAATCCAAGATGACCTGTATTATACACCTTATGAAACTCTCCGTCCTCAATTAGTATGCAATCGCCTTCACGCACATTAATCTTTGTTCCGTCTATTTCCATTTCGCCTTCGCCGGATATGAACATGTATACTTCTTCTTGTCCTAGATGTGAATGTCCATTTGTGCATTGATTTGCTCTTAAGAATGTAGAACTAAGTACTAAATTGTTTAGTGTCTTATTGTCCTTTAACAAGTAGACTTCGTTGTCTTTTACAACTTCTCCGCCTATGTCTTTTATACTTACTACTCGCATTAAAACTCCATATCTGCAGCTACAATATATCTGTCTTCGTCAGTATGTAGTATGCCTGGCCTGTGCCATATCTTTCCTGGATAAATCATCCAGTGTCCTTCTCTCCAAGGCGTAAAGTATTTTCCATCGCCTTCTGGTCCGTTTGGTGCAAGCTCTGTACCTGCGGTTTGCGGCCCAACTACTTCTCCAGCTATTGGTAAATGCATATAGTATACGCCGCTTACTGTAGTTGTATCAGGATTATGATCATGATGATGCCAAAGAGTATCTCTATCCTCAGCGTCTTTGAGACTAGTTCTATAACTCCAACTTTGAATATTTTTAATCTTTACTTCGCGTTTCATAAATGCAAAACAACTAAAAATAAAACTCATCTTAAGATTGGTCCAGTTCTCGTTTGCTAATCCAAACATATTAACATTAGTTTGATACTTAGGACTATTAGTCCATACATCGCCCTGAGATATCAACGTGTTAACATCGTTACACATAGACATGCGACTACCGCGATTAATTAAATTATTCCAATCATAGTACTCATGTATCTCTGGCATCATCAATCCTTAGTTTAACGCTTCTAACACAGCTTCAGGTGCTGTTTCGCCGTACGGGTCATTATCCGAACCGTCTTGGTTTAGACCAGGCTCTTCAAAGAAGTTACTGATTGTACCGTTGTCTACCACCATTGCATAACGCCATGAACGATTGCCAAATCCTAAATGATCTTTGCATACAAGCATACCCATTTTCTCAGTAAACTCGCCAGTGCCGTCTGGAATAAATTTAATATTTTGAATACCTTGATCAATCATCCACTTACGCATAACAAACGTGTCATTAACGCTTACAACATAGATGTCATCAATACCCTTTGCTTTGAATTCGTTATACATTTTTTCAAATCCCGGTACTTGATATGTACTACAAGTTGGGGTAAAGGCGCCTGGTAACGAAAATACTACAACTTTTTTGCCTTCAAAAATTTCATTTGAATTTACAGTTTTCCAATCAAATGGATTGGCATCACCATTTGTGTTGTCTACGTGTGTAATTGGAAAGCCATCAGTTCTTACACGATACTTAAAATCAACACTTGGTACAGCATTTCCTACTTTACTCATAAATTACTCCTTAATTAGAGTCAGTTTTCCACTGACTTGTATATAATAGCACCTTACACGGTTAAAGTCAACCACTTTCTGCATAAATAGTTATATGAACATCTTACCAGAACATATCCACACACCTAAAGCACCCGACAACGATCAGAAGTGTCTGCTGTGTGGTGAAGGCTGTCACTGTGGAGATGTAAGTAAAACAGGGCTATGTGGTAGTTGTTCGCACCAACTACCTGAGGACGAGGAACCTAAATAGTCTGAAAAATTTTAGTACTAACTAGAGGGCATATATGGATTTTTTAAAAATAGTAGGCGAAGTAGGTTTTCCAATCGCAGGTGCTCTAGCATCTGGATTATTTGTTTTTATAACATTAAAATTTATTCTTGACAGTGTTACTGGCAGCGTACTAGGACTTAAAGGAATGATTAGTGCGTTGAACAATAGAGTTCAAACTATGAATAACGATCTTATTAAAATAGATGCATTACTAAGTTATGCACTTAACATAAAGCCTAATGTAGACAGAATAGCTGCTAACGAAGGCAAGGACGATGCAAGGAGAGACTAATGAAGGAAGCTAAAATAAAATGATGTGGGTAGATTATACAATTAATAGCGTACCAGGTAAGGGCTTTAAAGTCGAAGGGGACACCCCAACTGAAATAATGGACAAGGGGTTGTACAAGCCCGGCGATGTGTTTATTGTTAATGAAAGTGGCTGGCTAGTTAAGACCGATAAGCTGACTGAAATGGTGTTAAAGCACCAACAGAATACTGAACTATGAGCAACTCCTTAATAGAAGCAATTAACCAATACGGATTTCCAATTGTAGCGGCAATGGGATTAGGTTACTTTGTTTACTATGTATGGAAATGGGTTACTACCGAAATAAAACCAGTGCTAGGCGAAGCAAGTAATACACTTATAGCACTAATAGATAGAATACGTATGTTAGACAATGACATGATTCGCCTTACTCAAAAAATTCAAATGGTATTAGAATTCAAAGAACAATATGAAAAGATTACCGGCAAATCGCTGGACTTGGACATAGACGAAATTGAAAAAATTACTGATACTGATTACGAACCAGTTAAAAAGAAAGGAAAATAATAATGTTTAAAACTAAATGGGACGTGTGGGTAGAACACCAATCAGAAGCAACTAGAACATATCTTCAGCGTGGCGCTAAAGAAGATAGTAAACTTATAATGCTTGGTTGGTGGCTTGGACTTACTTCAGGTTGTATACTAACTATTCTTGTGTGGTCACTATTTATTTAGACTACTTAGTTGTAGCAATAAACACACCAGACCAATCCGTTGGTAACTTTTGAGTTTTTTGGAACTCACAGCGTTCGATCCACATATTATAATACCCCGACATTTTACCGTCAAAGCATTCCATCAAATCATTACATGACTCAATAGCTTTATCAAAGTTTTGTTTACGATAATGTATATGCATATCTTCGTGGCATTGTTTTGCACCTGGATATTTGTCTAACTCAATATCCAACACAGTATATATTTCAATTCCAATTGTTTTACCTTTAACTGCTAAGTCATCTACTTTTAAATAATAGAAATCATTATTAGTATGCTTGTATGTGTCTCCGCCTACTAAGAGGACACATCCGTATTCTTTGCACTTGCTTTCGATTCGCGCTGCTGTGCTAACCGCATCGCCAAGTACGTCATAACTGTGTCTAGCTGTGCTTCCCATCTCACCCAAGTATCCAAGTCCAGTATTGATCCCAGCCCCCATACCAACGGGAGGTCTTCCTTCAGCAACAATTTTATCATTAAACTTCTCCACAGCCTTTAACATATCTAGTCCACATTGTACAGCCGTTCTAGGGTGATGTGGATCTTCTATTGGTGCATTGTGTATGTGCATACTTGCATCGCCAATATATTTAATAACCATACCGTCTGCATCTAGTATTGGTTGTGTAATGGCATCCATATAGCCATTCATTATTTTAGTAAGTCCTTTAACATCATCACCGAAGCTTTCGCCTAGTGGTGTAAAGCCACGTAAATCTGAGAAACAAATACTTACTTCCTTCTTCATACCGTCTTTGATTAGTGCAGGATTTTCTTGTAGCATACGCACAACAGTTGGACTGGCATAGCCTGCAAACTGTTTCTTGATTTCTTGCTTTTGTAAGTACTCGCTTACAAACCTATTAAACACCGCATGTAAACTTACAAGTACAAATGCAAGTATAGGCATAGTAACATCAAGCAAGTATAAGTACTCTTGCCAAGCATATAACGCTCCGTATGCAAGTCCTCCGACTACTAGTACTATTAATGTGCCTACTGCCCAAAACGGTGCAAGAGCCGCTGTTACAATAGCAAATACTGAAACAGCGGCTGTTACTCCTAGTTCAGCTAAGTCTGCCCAAAACGGACGCTTTATCTGATCTCCATCTAGCATAGTTTGTAGTGTAACAGCGGCAGGTATATAATTGTATTGCGGTCCTGTAGGACTTGCAATCATACTACCTAACCCTTCTGCTGTTATACCAATCACAACCGTGCGACCTTGAAAAACACTAAAGTCTTCCTCGATCGCACTAATTGTGTCAAACTGTTTATTCCAACGTAACCAAATTTGACCATTAGGATCTGTGTTTATGACTGGGTAACCAGGAACACGGATTTTTTCTACACCACCTGCATTCGCTTTAACTTGATACGATGGTTGTCCTGTGGCTAATCTAATTACCTCTACTGCGAGTGACGGGTACGTATCTTCTTGTATACGCATAATCAATGGTACACGACGAGTTACGCCGTCTACCTCCGGTGCTGTGTTTATAACTCCAACACCTCCAGCATTTTGACCTAGTAGAGGGATAGGGCCCAGCATGCCTGGCCATTCAAACAGAAATGGCAACGGGTCACCTATTTTTGCAACTCCGCGGGGAACAGAGTTTCTATTGACTGATGTAGTGCCTGTTTGAGCTATTACTACACCGTTATCTACAAGTGCCTCGGCTAATATTTGATCTCCACCTAGTCTATCAGGTTCAGAAAATAGTATAGGTATCACAATGATACCGGCTCCTGCTTCACGTAGTTTCCAGATTATATCTGCGATAACATCGCGCTTCCAAGGCCACTGACCGTACTTTTCAATGGCGGCTTCGTCAATAGCGACTATTCCAATATCTTGGGAGAGGTATTGCTCGTCTGTTTGTTGAAGTAAATCAAACTGTTTGAGCCGAACAGATTCTACTATAGTGCTATTACCATAGTGAAACATAAAGATTATTAGTGCTGTAACAAATGTTACTGACCAATGTGTGATATACTTCGTCATACTGTATTTATTTTCTATCTTACTGGATTGATTGTTCTTGAAGTTTGTATCTTAATTGTTCACGTTGCTCTAGTTGTGCCTTAAACATTTCTCTTACTTCGGGTGCATTATTAGTTGCATGTAAGAATTCTAATATGCCGCACCATGGATTGCCCAAAAATAGTATGCGGCCGTCTTTATACAATACGCTTTTATTGTTGCGATTTTCAAACGTAAAATTACCGTGTGTATAAACGTTCAACTGTTTTATACCTTTCTTAGTATTGATTTACTACTATGCCGCACCCGTTAGCATTTGTACAACTACCTGTTAGGCTGTAAGTTTGTGCTGTACTTGAGTTTTGTGTAGTTGATACAGTGTATGCACCGCCGGAGTTAGTTAAGTCAACCGAGAAGTTATGTGCGTTGGCACCACCACGTTGTACACCAGTTACTGTATGATCATCTCCAGTCAATACTATGTCTGCAAAGTGATTTGAACTATTTCTTTGTTCAAGTGTAACTGTATTGTCATCGCCTGTTATTTCAATGAAGCCTTGTTTTTTCTTATCTGCATATTGCAAGTGGCTTAGTGTATTGCCGTCACCTGTTATAACGTGTGCCATATGATGATCTGAACTTGCACCGTTACTGTTTACCTGTGACGTATCAACAGTATTACCATCACCAACTACTGTTACGTATTGTTCATGGTTACCGCTGTCATTACCATCAACTGACCCGTCCATCTTCTTACCTTGACGTAGGTTGCCTGTGTTGTTACTACCAACTGTACTAACACGAATAAAACTACTATTAGCGCCACCGCCTTGAAATGATGTTAAACTATTATTACTACCTATAAGATGTCCTTCAAAAGCCATGTAGTCACCATCTTGTGTTATTGATAATGTGTTGTCATCACCAGTAATTGGCGCACTGGTAATCCCTCCAATACTATTATTATTGCCGTCTTGATCTATAACAAAGGTATTGTCATCACCATTTGCTTCCATACCAGCCGCATTGTAGTTACCGTCTTGTGTAATTGTACCAGTGTTATTGTAATCGCCGCCGTTACCAAATTCTAAATTTGCCGCATTGTTATTACCATTTTGTGTAATGGTTGTTGAACAGTTGTTGCCGTGACAGTCTGACGTAGCATAGTTAGTATTGCCTGTTTGTGTAACTGTCTGTTGTCCATTGTCAGCACTCATATACGACCACACTTGGTTATTGTCACCTGTTTGTGTAAAGGTTGTGCTTGTGTTATTACCACTCACTAGAGCCCTTCCACCCGAACCAGTTATCTTATTGTTATCACCATCTTGAACGATAGTCAAGTCGATGTTATCACCAGCCTGGTGGATGTAAATATCATTGGCCATACAGGATTGTGCTGTAAAGTATAATACTATAACTAATACTCCTAGATGTGTTCCGGTAATTTTCATTGTGATTGCCTTATATCAATTGCATTAGTGCCAGCACCAAGTCTGTAGTCTAATATTGATTCGCCTTGCTGCTCCATGTTTATTATATATCCGCTTTCTTGCGACAGGGTTAGTTGAAAAATATTAACTACACCTACGTCAGTTCTAGATACTACCCAGTTAGGGTCTGATTTTTCTAATGTAACTCTAGTTGTTGGATCAGTTCCAAATCTTTGATCTGTAAAAAATTGTTCATTTTGTTTGTCTAGTTCATTCCTAAATAACCTTGCCAACTGTAGATTAAGCTGATCTATCATATCATATAATAGTTCGCCAAGATAATAATCTGATCCACGCATTAGATCTGTTACCCAAATATCTTTGATGCTGTCTGTAAGTGCATCTGTGTCAAGATCATCAAAGTCTAAATAGTCTACGTCTAGGAATTCAAATTGTGCTCTTTGTCTTTTTAATATTGCAACTTCTTCTTCCTGGTAAGGGCCACGTTTTCTTAATATTAATAGTGTGCCAATGTCCTTTTCGTCTAAGTCTAATATCAAAGGCTTACTTGGTCTTGAATAAGAAGATTTAATTATAGTAGTTTGGAATGCTTGATTCATAATAACGAATCCAGTATCACTTTCTACACTAATTTCTCCTGTAATGCATGTACCTAATGTATCGCAACTAGGTAATAATGTTACCATAGTTCCGCCTATTTCGTCTACAAGCATAATAAAGTCTGTGCCACGCACACCGATGGTTGCGCTTGGTGTTCTAATTTTTACGTTTTGTTGATATCTTTTTGCAATTTGTCCACTAGCGTATCTCACTGTTCCTAATGACGCTTTTAAACTTATTGAACCTATATCGTTTGCTGGATCATACACAAACTCGTCAATTATTAGTCTGCTGTGATCAGTAAGATCGACACGGGTATCGTCTACAAAGTCAATACGCATTTTACCTTTAGCGGTAACAGCCGTATCCATACTTTGCACTGAGACGCCCGTGCCTCCTGTAATAACCTGGTTTTCCCTTTCAAGTACACCGGAGCCTTGAATTGAGCCAATTGCACCTGCATTAGGTGTATTAGCCAGTGCCGGTAGACTGGAAAGGACCACGCATAAAAATACTATGCCTGGGTTAATCAGATTGTGTAATATCGACATTTTGGTTATCACCGCTAAACGTTGCATCTATCATATTGTCGCCGATGCCGCTTTGAGTAATATTATAAGTACTCCCGCCGCCTGTCACGTCCATATTAATAGTATGTCCTAGTACATCGCCATTACCATCTATATCAATTGTAAATGTGTTGCCTGATGCAGCAGCACTTGCTGAGTTATCACTCACCAATGTTAGTGCTACACTAGTTCCGTCAACATTTGATGTTACCGTGTTACCGTCGCCGTCAATTGTAAAGTTTGCTACTAATCCTTGAGCATCTGCACTTTCGCCGGTATAGATTGTAAAGTCGTTGTTACTACCATTAGTAGTAATGTTTGCTGTTACTGTTTCACAGCTTGTGCCTGAGATCGAATCACATAGCATATCAACAGTATTGCTGTTACCTACGAAACTCCAGGTTCCTGTGTAATTGTTGCCTTTTATTACAGCCGCTATAGTATTAGAATCTCCTTGCTGAGTTATACTAAATGTCATGTCGTCTCCATCCAGTGTTACATCAGTTGTACTAGTACCTATAACGTTGTTACTACCGTCTTGAACAATGTCTAAATCCAAATTGTCTCCAATTTGTGCAATATAGATATCGTTAGCGAAGGTAGGCGCAGCCATTAAAAAAAGCATTGGTATTGATAAAATAAATTTATTCATATATTTGCCCCCTATTCTGAAGTTATACTCTCATGAACTTCAGGTGTTGTATTTTTATTATTATTGTTTTCTTTCTTAGAAACAGGTGGTTTAAACTTCCAGAGTTTCTTACGCTCTCCCTCGTAAATGAGTTCTATAACACCTTGCTCTACAGCTGCTCTTACAGCATAGTTAACAGGTTCATTTACTGAAAATCCCATTTCTGTTTCTACCAATCTAGTTCCTAAATCAAAGAACTTAAAAATATCCGCTCCGGATCTATAGCTTGCGATTGTCTTTTCGGTTGCTATACTCATTAGCACTTTTCCTGTGCTAACACTTACTAGGCGCATTACTACAGTAACAGTATCAATCCTATATTCTGTTTGTAGTCCTAATCCTAAGTATCTTGCTCCTACACCTCCAACGGCTGTGTTGCTATCATACCCGACTATTCCTCCCTCAAGGATTAGTCCTGCAAATAGCATTGGTTTTAACAGTGTTGGACCTGTAGAAAGTCCTTTCTCGTAAACTTCTCTTGTCTGCCTTATTAGTTGCCTTTCTTTTATTAAATTATCCATGCCAACACGTTCCACAACTTCAAACCATGCACCGTGTCCAACATCTTGTAATGCTTTTATAACCCATACTTCTGAGCCTTGTGTTACAGCACTACTTAAACTTGCTACCATATCCGATGGCTTACGTTGTCCAGTTTTATCACTGAATGCGTAAACAGCTATCGTAATAGGCCTACCATCAACTACTGGTACATCTTCCATTCTCTTTTGAATTGGACTTGGTTGCATCTTAGGCGATGTTGCATGTTCTTCTAATACTTGTAAACTAGGTGTCATTGCACACCCACCTAAAAAGAATATAAATCCAATGGCGGCTAATAATTTCATACTAAAAATTAAACTCCCCCATTCCAGGGATTGTAATTTCTGTAACAGTTCCGTCTTCACCGGTTATAGTAAGTGTAATCGTTCCTGTTACTGTATCTTTAATCCAAGATATTATATTACCTTCGACCTCTGCTGTTCCGCTGTTTGCACAAGTATCACCGCAGTCGGCGAACATGCTATCAACCATCTGCTTAGATAGTGTAGCATATATTCTCGACTCTAAGTTTCTAATAAACTTGTTTAATACAGAATTGTCTAGTTCTCGTTCTATTCTTGATGCTTCGGCATCTGCAGCTTTTTTTAATTCTTGTTTACGATTATGCTGTAACTGTTCTACACTTAATACGTGTGTAGAGTATCCACTTCCGTTATGGAAGGCAGGGTTTTTAAACTTCCATGTTAAGTCTGCGCCTGCTGCTTGTGTATAAACGAGCAGCGTTATTACAGTTAAAAAGGAAAATGTGGTTTTCATAATTTTCTCCGTTGCGAACGCCCTCACGCTCTGTTTCGAATTACTCATATGTATTTATATGATCGCTCATTTAATAAAATACTAAGTCATTGGTAGTTATTTATACGAAAGTATAAGGGGCAGTTAGTACAGTAAATGTACTAATTGAGAAGGAGTGTTAGGAGTTAAACTAGAGTTGCTTGCATACTCATACCACGTTGTTGTCCGTTGAGGTATAAGGCGCCTAGTTTGAATTTATCAACAGCTACTGCCAAGTCATTAAAGTGTAGTGTTGTAATGTTATCACCACTTGCTCTCATTAATAGCATACTTGTAAAGTCTTGCTTTGCTTTGTAACTTGCAAACGCTACTGGAGCAATATCTTTAGTTGTATGATTAGGATATGAACTTGCAGCTTTAGTTATTAATTGATCGTCTGCATTTGGATATGCGTATTGTAATAAACGTTTGAATATCTGTTTTTGTTCAGCAATCATAATAGGCTGTCCGCCTTCTTCTTTTAAGTATTGCGGATCACTTAATACGTCTACGATATTAGGTAATGTCTTTGCACTTTGACGTGTTGATCTAAACATACTAACACTTTTAGGACATTTCTTAGGATCTATTTTGCTTTCTGTGCTACGTATGTAAGTGTCTAGTGGATAGTCGTTCATTGCTGTCCAACGTCCGCCACCTTTACCACCTGCTGATGTTTTAACTTCAATCAAGTCACTACCGTACTTTAAATCATAACTTGCTTTTGGATCTGTACCAGCTGTAATCTTTCTGTGGAAACAAGCAATAGCAAGTTCGCCTGGTCCTGCTTCACCAGCGTTCTTACCAATTAGTCCTGGATCGTTAATCATAGCCTTAAACATTGTTCTTGCTGTTTGACTACCATCAAACCAAGTGTCCATTGACTGTGGAGTTCCTGTGCCGTCAAAAATCTTTTCTGGGATAATACAATTTTTAGTTGCAAATTCTTTAAGGAATGCGATCTTATCGTTAGTAGGGATTTCAAGTTCGATGATCATTGTTGCTAGTCTGTTAACAAACTTTTCTGCATCACTATCACGTTTGAAGTATGCATTTGAGATTCTAGTAATGCCGCCTTTACGTAAGATAGCTTCAACTCTGTGTAGTACACTAGGGTCTTGCACACGCATTACTCTGTCAGCTACTTGCTGTTGTAAATCGTTTACTTCGTCGCCGTCGAATGTATCAGATGCAACATTTACATTTGCCATCTTCTTTGCAGGTATTTCATCACCTGGTGCTTCGACTAATTTAAAATCTTGAAATCGCATTGTATATTATCCCTTATATAGAATATTTATCTAATTTAGGAAACAACATGTCGCTACAGAACGTGTCAACGTCAGTTTCTGAGATACCAAGAGTTTTCATTACGTTAGCTGTGTGTGGATTTTTTTGCTGATTTTCGCAATAGTAATTTTGTGCAGCTAATGTTTGATACTTGTCTGCATTGCCTTCAAACTGTGGCACTTCATCAAACCATGCATCTAAGTTAGCAAGTGCTAATTCAATAATAGCAACAGATTCTTCTTCTGTACGAACATTGCCTGCGGCAAGCATACTATCAGTAAAGATGTTTGTAGCCCACTCTGGTAATTTACGTTGTTTAGTTGGTATAAAATCTTTAACAGACTCTCTGTAACCTTCTATCATTGGATGATCAGAGCCGCCACTACTAGCACTGAAGTCATGAAATGCTCCAGTCATTTTATTCTTACCTGCAATAACATCAAAGCCGTATATAGGTGCATCGTTGTCTAGTGTAGGAAAGCAACATACGTGCATCATCCATAAGCCTTTGCTTTCACGTGCATCTACAACGTCTATGTGCGCTCTACGTACATTATTATTAGCCCACACACGATTTACCCATCCATTGTCAGGCTGGTTAAAGTCTGCTAGGCCTGGTTCTTGTATTTCGTTTGCATGCTTCTCAAATATATTAATTATTTGTTCTTGGCATTCAATTAGTTTATCCCAGATAACGCTCAATGTCTAACTCCATTAGTTCTTTAAATAATTTAGTTGCTGAATCAAAAACAAACTTTGCTTCATCTGCCATATCGTCGTTAATCTTTGATCTAATTTTTTCTTTTAGTTCTGTTGTGTCGCCGTCAAAATCATACATTCTAGTTTTGCCCGGTACTTTACGCCTAATCATTTGTCCGCCACTCAAATCGCCCATATGTAACACGTAGATGTGTGCCATAACAGCATCAGGATCGTGCATTATTTCTTTCATATGTCCGATGTATTCATTTGTACTTTCAACTATTGGGGGCGGTAATTGATTATTCCACAATTCTAAATAGTCTTCGTGTATTGCGTTTTTACGTCTTATTTCAAACAAACCATCTAGTAAGCCATGTGTTGTTGCTATAGCTTCTAGTATATCGTATTTTTTGTGCTGGTTCCATAAGTAAGTTGCATAAAATTGTGGATTAATTTTTCCACTCATTAATACCTTTACAAACTCTTGTCTTTCAGCTTCTTGATGGTGTGCCCATGTCAGTTCTTTTATTGTTGTCATTATTCTTCGTTTTCTTCTATCTTTATTTGTAAAGGAAACCCATGGTTCCTGCTAAGTGTCGTTGCTTCGTGTGCTCTGCATTCAGCAATTTCAAAAGAGTAAATACCAACTACACCGCTATCTTCTGTGTGTATTGTCATAGTTATTTCTTCAGCCGATTGTTGACTATGCTTAAATATAGTTATCAATAACTCAACTACCCACTCCATTGGTGTGGCGCTATCATTAAGAAATATAACCTTATACTTTGAAGGGTGTTTAACTACTCGTTTAATTTTTTCATCTAGTTTAATATCTAGGTCGACCGACATTTCTTATTCTCCTAATAGTGGGGGAGTTGTTACACTCCCCCTAGACATATTACTTACTTTTTTTGCCGTCAATTGTAAGACCATCATTGATCTTAATTGTCTTAGGCTTTAGTGCTTCTGGTACTTCACGTTTTAGGTGTACGTTAAGCATACCTAGTTCTAGTGTTGCGCCTGCAACATTAACATGGTCTGCAAGTGTAAACTCCCTACGGAAGTTACGTCCACCAATACCTTTGTGTAGGTAGTTGACATCTTCATCTCCCTTAGGGGCTGTCCCTACAATCTGTAATTGATCACCATCTTTGGTAACATCAAGATTGTGCATATTAAAGCCAGCCACAGCGACTGAGATCATATACTCGTCTTCGTTGACTTGTGCGATGTTGTATGGGGGATAACCATTTCCGTTTGGACTGTTTGCAAAGCCTCTTTCGAGTTCATTAAATAGTCTGTCAAAGCCAATAGTAGCTCTGTGGAATTGTGGTAGGTCTAGAGTTGTTAGTCTTGTCATTGTTTTCTCCTTATAATAAGCAAGATTTAAATTTAGCACCCTTTCGGCGTGCCAGTTAAGTGTAAAAAAGAATCAGTCCTTTCTACACTTTTATTTATCATTGTAAGACCGCTACTATATCTTTTTCGACGATAGTTGTGTATTTTACTTTTTTTAATTCATATGAATCACCTGTGCCGGGGTTGACTAAAATTCTATCTCCAACGCTGACGTTAGGTACTACAAAGTTGCCTCTGTCATCATATGCTCCAGGTCCAACAGCAAGTACGTCAGCTTCAAGAATACCATCTTGTTTTGCTGTAGCAATAAAAATGCCGCCTGCTGTTTGTTCTTCTGGTTCGTTTACTTGTACAATAATTTTGTCAAGTATTGGTCGTATGTTCATAAGTTCTCCTAGTAATTAATATATATTATACTATAGTTTGAATTTAAAGTCAACAATAAAGAATGCATTATCTTTTGTAAAACTTGTATCGTAATCTATTTCAATATATGGCACAACGGTAAATTTTTCATATACTTTGTATTCTAAACCTACGTAGGTTTGTAAATGACTGTACCCTGCATCACCTGATGAATATGTATATTGCCAGTGTGGTTCTAAAGTAACAAATGGTTTACCACCAAGAACAGTTAGATAAGCCGGAGCGTATCCAAAGGCCGGACGATACCGAAATATGTTATCCTTCTCTTCTCTAATACGATGTTCAAATTTGTGATTGAACCAAACGCCGTGCAATTGAAAGCCTTTCTTCTGCACTCTGAAGTAGTGTTCTTGAAGCTCTCCTTTATGTACATTTCTATACTCAAGGCGATATGGTGTGTCTTTAAAGTCTTTTCTTACCATGTACTGTTGTGCATCTTTATCTATATGTTGCCTAGTTCCAAAAGAATATCCACTTTCGCTGTGTTTAATCCATGTGTTAGTTTCAACGTAATCAAAGTCTTCTGCAAATGCAAAAGCTGCCCATAATGGTAGTGTCACGATTAGTGTAAATTTAATTATGTGTTTGTGAAAAAATTGTTCTAGTTGTTTCATTTGAATAGTCTCCGTAATTGTAGGCCCAACGTGGGCCTACTAGTTTTTTATTTTAAATTATTAACATCAACCCAGCGGTGGCGATTACTAATCCACCCCATAAGCCTAATATAGTAATGTAATATCTCAACTTAGTTCCAAAGTACAGCATACCAATTGCTACGCACTTGTGCATAGGGCTAATTAGATAGCCTACAAAGTCTACTGCAAAGAACCAAGGAAGATACTCCAATCCATATATACTTGCCATCAACACTGTGATAGCACCAAAGCGTGAACTACTTCCTAGTGCAAATGCACCTAAGAAACTAAACGCACTAAGACCAATAAAGCCAAGCGGAGTATTAATGTCCAATCCTGTACTTTCTAATCCTGTTTTAATTGCTTCTGTGTTTTCTCTAGCAAAGTTTGCCGCAACAATAATAAGAGCTACCCAGCCTATAAGTTTCCAGTCAACGTAACCTAGTAACTTCTTAATATCAAATGTTGCTGTACAAAACATGTAATACAATGTAAGCAATCCAAATGACCACATAAAGTCTACGCCAGCTACAATAGCAACTACGCCTGCAATGTATGGAAATACATAACGTGTGATACGACTTACTTTAATTTCTGTTCCGCAATCCTGTAATTGAACATCACTTTCTTTAACGCCCCATATCAAGTAGCCGAGAATAAAAGCAATACTTACAGCAAGCAATGGCCACATCATACTCATAAATGCGCCATAACTTAGTCCGAACGCCGCCATCGGCAGAATAACTGTTTTCTCTAGTGGTGACCAAAAGTAGTAGTGGTGTGTGCTTACATAATCAATTGGTCCAAACTTTTCTCGCCCACAACACCCTTTATCGGGTGCAAGTGTGTCTAACATGCCAGCACTAACTGTAACACGACCTTTGATAGGTAGTAGTCCTGTTAGGGCACTTACGATAGCAACTACCGCTTTCTTACTTTTTAAATTCTGTTCAAAGAAACAGAAGATGTCTTTGAACAAGTCGTTCTCTTTTATCATACCTGCAATCATCATTACAAATACAATTAGGAAAAGATAAACTTGCCCGTTATATAAAATACTTAAATCCATTAAATTACTTTCCTGCGTAAACTGCGTTAAATTGTTGTGTACAACGAACAAAGGTTGTACACTTGCTGAGTTGCTTTAGTTTCATAGCACCTGCATATGTGCAAGTACTACGTAATCCGCCTAGCAAGTCTTGTATTGTTCGTGCTACTTCTCCTCTGTAAGGAACGAGTACTTCACGACCTTCTGACGAACGATAGTCTTTAAGTCCGCCAAAATGTTTTGTGTTTGCTGCATCACTACTCATACCGTAGAACGCTACAAACTGTTTTCGTTCAATCCCATCTTTCCAAGTTGTCTTTTCAATCTTGTCAACTGTAATTGTTTCACTGACCCATTCGCCTGTTTTGTAAAACTTCTGGATTACTTCACCGCCACCTTCATCGTGTCCAGCAAGCATGCCACCTAGCATTACAAAGTCAGCACCAGCTGCAAATGCTTTTGCTACATCTCCAGGACAAGTACAACCGCCGTCAGCAATAATGTGTCCCCCAAGACCGTGAGCGGCATCAGCGCACTCAATGACAGCTGATAGCTGCGGGTATCCAACACCAGTCTGTATCCTAGTAGTACAAACACTACCAGGCCCAATCCCAACTTTAACAATGTCTGCTCCTGCGAGGATTAGTTCCTCGGTCATTTCTCCGGTAACTACGTTACCTGCTATAATTACAATATTTGGAAATGCTTTACGTACTTTCCTAACATGTTGTGCAAAATGATCACTATAACCATTTGCGATATCCATACACACGTACTTTAACTTGTCATTGACTATTGCATACACTATTTCAAGTTTGCACCAGTCATCGTCACTTGTGCCAATACTCATAGCAACATTTTCTGTGCGCTCTGGCATGTCACTATCAAAGTATTCTATTAGTTCATCTGCACTGTATGTTTTTACTAAGCAAGTAAAGATACCGCCTTCTGCAAGTTTGTCTGCCATTGTAAATGTACCAACGCCGTCCATGTTACTTGCCATAATAGGAATACCATCGTACGATGGTTTATCCTTAATAGACTCTATACTCATAGCATATGGTTTGTAGTTACGGAAAGTAAAACTCCGCCGTAACTCTACTTGTAAGCGTGACCTTAGTGTACTACGCTTTGGACGAATAAGTACATCTTTATAGTCTAACTTTGTGTCGTTGTCTATTCTCAATTTTTCTCTCCATAATTAAAACTAATCGAAAGCCTGTCGCGACGAGAGGTATTGCCTTGTACACTATGTTTTAGCCAACTTGGAAAAACGTACAATGCGTTTGTTTTAGATGCATAACTTGCTCTAGTACTTGTAAAATATGTATGTGTGGCTACTTCTGTAGGTATGTGATAATCTGCGTTGTCGCTTCTTTCAAATTGTATATTACCTTGTGACGGATCAGCGTCTATATAATAAACACCGCTTAGTACACTACCGACATGATTATGTAATTCGTTGTATGCGCCAGGGGGGTTAATGTTTATCCAAACATTATAAAGTTCTAAGGGTTTAAGTCCTACTTGGTTACCACAAAAGTCTACTTCTTCACTAATAGTCTGCATTAGCCTATCAAGTGCTTGAGACTCTCCTGCTTTGATGTCAGGACTTTGGAAGCCTCCGTAGTTGCTCAGTACTCGTGTTTGAGAATTCTTTTTTAGATCGTATGCGTATTGTTTGAGATCTTCATTCTTACCACTATGTATCATTGAGCTCCAAACTACACTTGGAAACCACAATTCTGTGTGCATTGCCATCTTAGAATCCTAAGTCTGATTTTCTCTTTGCTAAGTTCTTCTTGTGTCTATTAACTGCCGCTTTCTTTTTACGGTTGCGTTTCTCACATGGTTTTTCGTAAAACTCTCGTTCGCGAACTTCTTGTAGTATGCCAGCTTCTTGTACCTTCTTCTTAAAGATACGCATTGCTTTCGTTACATCCCCGTTGCGAACTTCTACAGTCAACCCCTTAGGTTGTTCTTTAGCTGCGTTGTTCCAACGCTGGCCACTGTTAAAGTTCTTACTAAATTTATTGTTGCTTGGCACTAAGTACTCCTTCCGTTAGTTGTTGTAAATCGTATATTCGATTGATACTTAATTTATTATACACTGTTTCCACCGCATTTGTCAACCACAAAGTGTTACTTTGTGCAATAATATATGACGCTAGGTCACGTACTTGTGAGTCACAATGGTCTAAGTCTATAATAGTTTGGTCACACATCTTAACTAATGACAGTAACCAATCTAGGTTGTGGTCGTTAGCTTGTGGTGAGTAAATGTACAAGTTAAAAGAAAGATCCCAATGTTGTACAGTGTTTTGAAACTCTTCTTTAAGAGCTGAACTTGGATATATTAATAGTATACTGGGATCGCTATTATGCAATAAATCCGGCGGAGTAATTACTTTAATTTGAGGCATGTATTATTTTTTCAACCGTTTCCAAATAGTATCGTCGGACTGTTCGCTGTTCTGTACGTACCCTTGTTCATCTGGTACCCACGGTAACTTATCAATCCTGCCTTGTATATATAAGGTTTTCCAGCTCTTAAGGTTCTCATTTGGATTGTGGTCTTTCCAATACCGTTTACGTTCGGCTATTGAAGCATCTGCCTCTAGTAGGTCTACATGTTCACGTCTTTGTTTTTGTTCTGGTGTTTCGTCGAGTTCAGCTTTAAGTATCACTTCTTTTTTTTTGATTTGTTCGATTTCCTCTGCAAAGAAGAAAGCATTTTTAGTATCTGGATACTCTTTATTAATTGTAGATTCAGGTTGAATATCTTTTGAACGATGCGGAGCCATTACTCGTTCATATCGTTCTTTGCGTTCTTCATATCCTTCATCTTTAAATTCATTGTCTATTGTTTCTTGATCAATGTCTTCAAATTTAAGTTCTTCTTCTGGTACTGCCGGTTTGACTGACGGTGGAATATTAGCAGCAATTAGTTCTGCTCTCATTCTATCGTACTCTTCGAAGTCATCATCTGTTAGAGATGTTTGAGGCTTGCGATTTTTGTTCCATTCAAACGTGTACTGACTTGCTATTAGCAATAGTACAGCAAGTGGATCAAACACAAAGATAATAATGATTATTACCCAACGTACAGCTTCTTCTAACATGTTACGGTCTGCTGTTTCTCCGTATACAAACTCAGCAATATACTTGATTGGTCCTACTTCTGCTTCTAGTTGGCGATACTCTGATTCAAGTTCAAACTTCTCATCAGTTAGTGTTTCAATTTCTGTGTTTGCTGTTTTTACTCTAGCAAACTGTTCGTCGATTAATGCATCAATGTTTGGCGCACCAGTGCCTAACTTTTCACGTAGTCTGTTTATTAGTGTGTTTGACTGTGTGATGTTATCGTCAGCAACACTTCTTAGTCTTGCTATTTCTTTACGTGCCTCTTGTACAGTAGGCGAGTTAGCAGACTCTTGTAGTCTAGTTAACCACTTATCACGGTCTTGTTGCCTTACGTCTTTCCAGTCGCCGATCTTTTCTGCTGTCTTTTTACCAAACACACCATCAGCACTTGCGCCAATCATTTGTTGTGCTTTTTTAACTTCGCCATTGTTTACATAGCTTTGTAAGATCGTTAGATCGTTGTCAATCTTGTCTAGCTCTGTTTGGAATAATTTTGTGACGCCGGCAATGATAACATTCTGCTCATCAATAGCAGGTTGAACACGGTTGTATGCTGACTCAATACGTATTTGTTCTTTGTCTATTTGTTCTTGTATTTGCGTATCGTTGCTGAACGTACTTGATTCTAGTTCTCTTACTTTGTTTTCTGAACGACCAACAATGCTAATTTGCCTAGCGATCTCATCATCAATACGTTCTATTTGTGCAACACTTTCTTCGCCTGCACTAGTTTGTTCGATGTGTGCCTTACTTAAAAAGCCAAAAATACCCATACTTGTTATAAGCATAAGAACAAACACCGCAAAGGCGAGATAAGATCTTAACCACCATGCAGCCTGCTTCCAGTGTTTGTGTAGCCATACAGCCGTGACTAGTTTGCCAACTTCTAGCACTCCGCCCATAATCATAATAGGCACCGCCGCGGCGGCAAAGATTGCTACAAGACCTGCAACAGAATAGTAAATTGCCACAGCACTAATACATAAGGCCGTGAGTAATGTTAAAATACCTAGTAACATAGTGTTTTCCTCTATGTATTTATCGTTACTTTCTGACAAAGTGCCACCTAGTATCTTCTGCATGTTTTTTACATACTGTTTCTTCAAAGTGTCTAGAGCGTCCTTTTACAGTAACTAAACTATAGACTACTCTACAAAACCCACTACCTTGTGGGTAACCGTGTACAGCCTTTACATGTCCTTTTGCATCACGTTCGTACCAACTAATAACTTTGCCATAGTCGCTTTCAAGTGCTGTATAAAATGCACCTGTCTGCTTTTGCTTTTGTTGGTTGTCAAGTCCGTACTTGCTAGTTAGGTACACGCCTTGCATAACATCTACTAATACGCTTACACCGCTAGTCGGACTTGTTACAGTCGGAACTTCAACAGCTCTTGTTTGATACGGAGTAGACGAGCAAGCGGAAACGCTAACTATTATTGCCGTCAATATTAATGATTTCAGTGCTACCGTCGAGCTTCTCACAATATACTCCTCGCTGTTGAATTAATTTGCCGCGCCTATTTTCAGTATACCAAAACTCTTTGCAACCCTTGTCAATACCTGCACGTTGTGTTGCTACTTGTTGTCCTGGTCTATCTGTGCATTCTAATTTAGTTTCGCTATTAACTATATTGCCTGTACGTTCGATTGTTTGATCGGTATAACAGTACTGTGGCGTATAGTTGTGATGCTGTGAAGTAGTGCATGCTCCTAGCGTTGCAACTACTCCAAGTAATAGTACGAGCCTAATCATTTACTGTAGCTACTGTGTTTTGTGCTAACAGTTGATCGAATACAATTTTTGGCATTTTAAGTTTTACAAATGTATACTGTTTGCTGTTGTATACATATGTTGAACGCTCTTCTTCAAGGTGTTGAACGATGGATGTGTCTTCAACTGTGTAAGCAATCCTAGTACTCGTTTGCTTAACATCGTTTACGAAGGATAAATTAGTTTCACTGTTCACTTTGCCGTTAATGCGTTTTGCAAAGTTGTTCATTGCAATAGCATACATCTGCTCTTCGGCCGCTTGCTGGTGTACTGATTCGCCTGCGCCACACGCATATGCAAATTCTTCCTTCCACCAAAAGTAACCTTCAGCGCCTGATTGAGCGCAACTTGCATACCATTTAGGTTGTGCATATTCGTCACGTTCTGCAATTGTTGTCATTGAGCTACATGCTCCGAGTGTCAACATGACACCAGCAATAGCCGTTGTTTTTAACATATTTTTCATCTGTGCCTCCATTAGCCTATTCATTAAGTTTATATTATACAATCATCAAAGGTAAGTGTCAACCATTAATTTTCCCAACGGTAAAAGATATGTACACCAATGCGTCCAACTAGTGCAAAGTCTTTTGCCCATGCTGGTTCTACATAGTTTGCATGATAGTGTGTCGCACCTTCAGTAATACCACGGACGTCACCAAACACTAATATATTATATGCAATCTGTTGTGCCTCTACCCAAGCATTTATGTCAGTAGGCCAATCACTCTTGCCATCACAATACCAGCTGAACTGGCACATATTACGTATCATTGATCCACTTGCATATTGTTTGCCTTGTTGTACAACTCCGCAAATAGTATTAGGATAGTAATTGTGTGAAACTCGATTAAGAACTACATCTGCAACAGCCATACGATCGGCTAGATTACTACCACGTGCTTCGTAATATACATTTTGTGCTAAACACCACATCTCAGGACGTTCTTCTGCTGTAAATAACCCTTTAGTCTGTCCTGCTTGTGTTGTACTAACAAATGCAATGCATACTAATAATGCTGTTAAAAATTTATTCATCGGGCCATCCTCGCTATCTCTTTTGCTTGATCTGTTCCACGCATAACTGGAACAGCATTTGACTTATGCATTGTCGCAATGCCTACAATAAGATCACCTGTGTACTTAGGTGTTTCTTTCTTAGTACCACCTGAACAACCTCTATTGAAGGTACCTGCTTTGATCGCTTCTTCCATTGCGGAAGGGATTCTAGGTTCTTCCTTGCGCCAGCTGGTATCTGGCTTGTATATTTCTCTTGTTTGCTTAGGTGCTTTATACTCGCCCCGTACATATGCAATGTAGTCTTCAACTGTAGCATATTGTAATGAGTGATTGTTTGCTCGGCGCATAGACTTATTATGCTTGCGAAACTCGGTAGTGTATCGTTCTACATCTTTTGGTGTTAGAGGTTTTTTCTTACGCTTCTTAGTATTCAGCGTAGACATTCCCCTTACAAGTCCCATAGTCATAAAAAAACTCCTACTATTTGTTACTGTCTATACAGTATAGCAGGAGTTTAGTTGATTGTCAACCTTTTATTTTGCCATTTTAGCGACAGCTTTGTCGTAGTCTTCTTGGGTTACTACGCCTTCAGTAAGTAAACGTGTTCTGTTTACCATATGTGCAGCTTGTGTATCTTCTTTTGATCCGCCGAAGTAAGGAACGCAATGTCCTTCTTCTGTCATGATCTCGGTTACTTTCTTCATTTCGCCATTGTAGTCTACTTTGAAGTCTCCTAAGACACGTCCGAACTTACCTTTCATATCTTCACCCTTGCGATCTTCAGTAGTAATAAGTTTACCACCGTCCTTCATAAGCTCTTTTAGTCTTGCTTTGGCCGCTTCGCCAAACAAGTCTTCTACTTTATCTCTTGTGCGTGACTCGGGCGTATCAATGCCCATAATTCTTACACGTTCGTCTGTTAGTGTTACACCAAAGCCTAGATCAATATCTACGTCTACTGTGTCACCGTCTACTACTTTAATGACTTTTACGTCATATTCATTATGTTGCATTGTGTTTTCCCTCTAAGTTATAATATGCCCACATTATATTTAGTCATAAAAAAAGAGCCCTAAGGCTCTTAATTTAGTTTATTATGTTATATTAACTTCTATGCTACGCCTTGAAAAGGTGTCCACCAACTCATATTTACAAACATAACTGGCTGTTCCCATGTTACTGTAATTGATTTTTGAGTTGATCCGCGATAGTATTTTATTTCAACAGGATCTTCGTCGTCACTTTCGAGACTGACCATTAAAGTTTTTCCATCTGGAAAAAATGCCCACCAAACAAGATCAATTGCGCCAGTTGCACCCAGCTCGTTTTTTAATGAAATACATTTGGTTGTAAATAAATCTACGTCATAGTCTTTAGTCTCATCACCGCCTGTATAATCTGCCAACATATTATCACCACGGTAAACTTCAAGCTCTTGTATAGGACTTGGATTAATTCCAAAATTTCCAGCTTGTGTATATCCTGCTGCAGGAGTAATTACTTTCTGTGTAAACTGTTCGTATGCTGCACCTGCACTTGCTAGGTTACCAAAAGCATCTACGCCATTGCCTAGTCTAAGTTGTTGTCCGCTAAGGAGTAGTTCGCCTACTTGTGGAACTGGTGCGCCGCCGCCTGTTTTTGTATTTTTTAGTTTGATCTTTCGCATTTTGTTCTCCAGTTACGTTGCTTACATATATTTATACATTCAGTCATAAAAAAAGGCTGCACAAGGCAACCTTTTTAATAAAAAATGTATTCTTAATTACAACGCGAAGTTGAATCCAATCATAAATTCTCTGTCTGTGCTATCGAAGTCTGTGTCCATCTTCTGCAATAATTGCAAGTTGACTTCAGTTCTTTCGTTAACTGATACTTTTACACCTAGTGCGCCGTAGCTGTCTACTCTATTAAAGTCTACCCAGTCTGCGTCTGTTGATGCAATATCATATCCTAGCTCTGCATATGGAGTAATTCCACCTACAGGCATTTCAACACCAACATACGGACTAAGAACTAGTCTGTTATCTGCGTATGAATCACCAAAATCATAGTGTGCTTCTGCAACACCATATACATTTAGGTTGATTAGTGTGTAGTCAACTCTTTTACTCAAGTTAAGACGATAGTCATTTACTGAGTTATCGTTAATTACTTGAAGACCAAAGTCCACTGGTAGGCCACCGTAGCTTAGTGAAAACACTTCTGCGTCATCAGCAAAGTCTGCGTGTGTACCATTTGCGTAACCAAAACTAATATCGTCCTTTGCAACATTTACTGAGACTCCAGTGTTATTGTAGTCTTCAGCAAAAACTGACCCAGTCATAAAAGTTAGTGCTACTATTGATAATAATATGTTTTTCATATAATTCCTTTTAATTATTATTATTGTTGTGCGTGTCATGTTATCATACGCAGATAATATTTATCTCTTCAGATGAAACCAGTTACATTTATTGACTGGGCTAATCTGAAAAGAAGATTACCTTTGTATTTCCTGCGATAATCATACAGCATGTTACTATATGTAGAACAATCCAAAAAGTACGAAAAGCTAGTGCCTTCCGTACTTCCTGTTGGGTGATGGGTAAAAACTCTGGCTTGTCATCGTCAGTTACACCTATTGGCATACCAACTGTTCGCGACCAAAACTTTAACCACCGCCGCTGTCCACTCATTACATTGAGTTCTTCTTCTCAATGATTTCTTTTCTGCGATCTTTGGTAAGTTTACCTAAGTCACCAAGTGCCTTTCGGGCTCTTGTTGCAGCAGCTTTTACACCTTTCTCTTCGAAAGTTGCATGCTCTGCCAAGTAGTTGTTGTACGATTGTACAATTTCTTCATGTGTCGCCATAATGCTCTCCAGTTTTATGTTTTACAAATTTATTTAAGTGATCTGCGTTTAAGGGGTGTTAAAAGTGGTTTAGCTAGGATTGCCAACGTTTACGTTAGCACTACCTGTTGCAGCATCTCCACATGTAGCAAGGTCACCTGCGTTTACAACAGCAACTCCGCCAATGAATACATTGTTAGAACCTGCTATCATAGTTGGACTAGCATGGGCGCCAGTTCCGTGACCTTCTACATCGTCGCCGTCAACAATGACTAGTTCACCGTTTGCAAAAACAGTGGTCTGACTTGGAATTAAATCTCCAACTGCTGTGTCGTTGTCTCGACTAATTCCTGGCATTATACTAGTGCAATTCCACTAGTTTGTGATGTATACTGCTTACCAATCTCTGCTTCAGTTTTTGCCATACAGCTAATTGCTGTTGCTTTCATAACGAACTTGCCGTCTGGTGACACTGAGAACATAAAAGGAGCAAGTCCTAATCCTTTCTCTTGTGCAATAAGTACCATTGGCTTTTTAAGTGTAACGTTGTTTTCAACTTCTGCCTCAAGGCGTCCAAGGATTTCTTCTCCTGAACTTAGTTTTAGAGATACTACGTCTCCGACTTTATAAGGTGCTTCAATTAACATTTATAGTGACCATCCTGTTCCGTTATAGTTAGTGTCTTCTAGGTATGCACCTAGCTTGTCGTACCCACCGATGTTTTCATCGTTTACTTTAATCTGTGGGAACGTTCTTGCTCCTGGAAACTTTTCCAGTACTTCTTCTCGATTAAAGTCTGTACCTAATTGTTTATAGGTATACTCTAACTGTCGAGACTCGCAGAGTGCCTTTGCTTGATCGCAAAATGGACACGCTGGTTTGCCCCAGATTTCGATCATAATGAAAAGCCTTTTAAACTTTCTGTTGACACATCTTGTTTAATGCCGCCAACAATGTAAGACTCTACTTCTGTTTCTTGTGGTGCTACTTGTAAGCCTGAACTTGACAACCAGTGCTGTGTCCACGGTAGCGGGTTAGTGTTTACTGGTTGATCAAAGATAGCAGTTAATCCAAGTGCTTTCAGTCTACGGTTAGCAATGTATTCTACATATTGATTAAGCAATGTAGTGTTAAGACCAATCATTGATCCGTCTTTGAACAAATACTCTGCCCAGTCTTTTTCTTCTAGAACACAATCACGCCAAGCTTCATACACATCGTCTTGGCACTCTTTAGCAATGGACGCCATCTCTGGATCGTCTTTGCCTTGAGCCCAAAGTTTTAATACATGTGTGCTTAGTGCTAGGTGTTGTGCTTCGTCGCGAGCAATAAGACTAATAATCTTAGCACTGCCTTCCATAAGTTTAAGCTCGCCAAAGCCAAACGTACAAGCAAAGCTAACATAAAAACGCAAGCCTTCTAAGATATTAACTGTCATCATTGCCATGTA